AACTTCTTCTGTCACGGGCGTTGCATCGTTTAGAGATGGCGATTTCGATGTTTCCATAACAGGCGCAGTTTCTCTAGATGCAGTTGTTGCTAAAACAAATACTGCACAAACATTCACGGCTTTGCAGACTTTTTCTGGAGGAATTACAGGATCAACTGCACATTTTAGAACGGCTTCTATACCGCTAATTGGCTCAGAGCAAATTGGTCTGTCCGGTGATGGTGCAGGAATTTACTTTGCTTCGGGCAATAATCCTGCATATCAACCATATATCGGATTTCCCCAACGAGGATTAGATGATATTCATATTGTTTCTGGCGGGGTAATTAGGATCGGAAATCCCGATTCAGATTATCCCGGAAATGATGGTGCAATCATCATCAATGATGGTGTATTGTCAATACAAAATATCAATACAATAAACGGTGCGGTTAGAACTGTCAATCAAATAGGAAATAATGTAACGATAAACGGTGGTCTCGGAATTCGTGCAGATACTGGTGCTACAACAATCACGATTCACAACCTCGGTGTCACAAGTTTCAACGGTTCAACGGGTGCCGTAAGTTACTATCCACCTTTTGCTACACAATCAGTCACCGGTGTAGCATCGTTCTCATCGACAAACTTTGATGTCAATAATGGTGCAGTCAGCATCAAAAACGGTGGGGTTCCAAATGATGCACTAGCAAATTCAAGCGTTACTGTTTCTTCTCTTGGACCTGGTCTTGGCGGTGGTGGATCTGTTTCTCTTGGCGGATCAGTAACACTTACGAATCTTGGTGTTACCGGCATTTCTACAAACACAAATAGCGGAATCACAATCAGCGGCACTACAGGTCAGGTTGTCATCTCCAATTCTGGTGTAACAGGATTCCGTGTTGGCGGAACTTTGCTGACAGGAACTCCGTCACTAACCAACAATAATAACATTGTTACAAGTGGAATCAACCTAATTCCAAGCGGACAGAATATTGCGGTGTGGAATACAGGGGTAACCTCGCTGAATGGTCTCACGGGCGCACGGACGCTCACGGGCGATGGTGGTGCGGTTCGTGGAGTAAACAATAATGCCATCACGGCAAGAATTGTCGATTGCAATGGTGCTAGTGGAGTAGTTGCATTCGATTGCTCGGTATTTACAATCGACAATGGAGTAGTTACTGGAGTAAAAACCATCACTCCGGGCACAGCGTGTGCAGATTGTGCCGGAACAGCAGCAAATTCATCGGAGTGCAATGCGTGTGAGGGGTTGGGATGCAACTGTACTTTTTTTGCTGATATGAGCGGCGGTAGATGCATATGCGATCCAATGGCTTTTGATGGAAATGGTCTGGAATCGGAATATGATGCGAATGGAAACCTTGTCGCTCTTTGGGTTTCCGCTGATAACCTGAACAACTACACCGGAGACTTTACCACAAAGACCACTCCAAAAGTCGTCATGTTTGATCCGGACGAGGCAGGACTTCAAAAAACAAAAGCAGTCACCATTCAGGATCTGTTTGTCAAGAACTACAATGTTTTCGAAAGCAAGACACCAAACCAACTTGCAAGTCCCAACAAAAAAGGATCAAACGACAAGATTGAATTTGAAATCGTAACGGGATTGTTGGCACAAGGCGACCAAGGTCTTCTTAAGGGCGGTACTGCATACGAATACATCGCAAACAACACGATATCATCGATCAATGGTTGTACGGGCGGCACATTCAGCATAACCGGAACCGCACAAGAAGTTACTGTAACGACAGGAATCAATTGCCGTCAGATCGTAATCGGATTGCCCGACAGCGTGAGAATTCCGCATATTTCCGGCACGGGCGGCACATTCAGCGGAACCATCACGGCAAACAAATTCGTTGGTTCGATGGATGGAGGACTCTTCTAAATAGGGTGGAGAAGTATTCGATATGCCAAAAGAAAGCACGATTCAGCACTATTCTTCAACGGTGACAGGAAATGCTCCTGCCGCCATCGATTTGTCAACGGGTGAGTTGGCTATCAATGTAGCGGATGAGAAAGTGTTCTTCAAGAATCTCGGCGGAAGCGTTGTTTCGCTGTCTCAGACAAAAGACCTGTCGGGTGCATTTGCGTCAAAGTCAACAGAAAACACATTTACGCAGATGCAAACCTTCTCGGGTGGTCTGTCGGGCAACTTGACGGGAAATGCAACAACCGTAACCGTGACCGACACAAATACGGGAACACGATTCCTCTGCATGGCAGGCGGTACGGGTCAAACTGGAATCTTTATTGATCGCACAACGACACCGCTTCAATATGTACCGGGATTGGGAAGAATCACGCTTCAATCTCTGCAAGCCACATCAGGCGGAGCAAGCACAATATTCAGTAGTGCTGGATTGGTTTCGACAAGTTTCTTTTCTTGTAGTGTTGCCGAGTCGATGGATTTTGTGACAACAAACACCGATCCTGGAAACAGTTCAATTTACTTTGTAACACCAAATGGAGATGTGGCATTTGGTGATGTCTATGGTTATGGTTCTGAAAACACCCTCAACATCTTTGGTGGTGCCAACATAATGGCATTTGCAAGTTCGGCGGGTACGAATGCCGGAAAGTTGAAGTTTGGAATCAACCGAAACGGTCTTGGCTGGACTGGTCAATTTGGATATGGCATTGAGTTGGGTCAAGACTCATCAAGAATGATGCGAATGACTCGCATTTTCAATGGACTAACTGATCAATCCACCACGGGGCCGACATGCAATGCGACATTTGATCTGTCTGACAGCGGCGACCTGACCATCAAGCCAAGCGGCGGCGACCTGATTGTTTCAGGTTCATTGACCGTCACGGGAACAGGATTGAGCGGTAATGTCGTTGTGAACAATCAACTGAATGTTCTTGCCGGTGCAACATTCGCAGCATCCACGGATGTTTACTTTGGCGGTTCTACCAGAGGAATCATCATCAACGGCGGTAAAGGTTCTAGCGACATCTATGCGTATGGAAACACGGAAATCAATATTGACGGATATGTAGGAAACGGAGTTTCCGTTCGTGGATACATCGTGAATATTGGTGATGTTGATGGGAATGCAAATGGAACAAAGATAATTCTTGATGATAATACTCCCGGAAGCATTACATATGAAACTGGGGGTACGCATGGGTTTTCAGGAAATGTTCGGCTAGGCAGTTTAGCAACAGATAGAACAACGATCTATGGTTCCAAGGTTGTCAATGAGTTTGTCTTCAACAACGGAACCGCAAGAACGGTCGGAGTCAGTTGGGCAAACGGAAATGTTCAGTTGCTTGGCGGTACTGGCTCGGGTGCGACAGGAGTAACCGCAATCTACTTCACGGGCGCACCCGCAACTGGAGCGGCAAGCATCACACTCATCGTCACCAACGGCGGAAACATGACGGGCAACACCAACTTCTGGGCAACGAACATCAAGTGGCCCGGAGGAAACAAGCCCACTTTGACCGCAAGCGGAACCGATGTGATTTCTTTCGTCACCCCCGATGCCGGATCGACAATCTATGGATTCGTTGGAGGCTTGAACTTCGCATGATAGGCGCAGCAAGAGGTCCGCAAGGAAGAAGTTACCAACTTCTTTTCACAAGCACATTCACCACAGGAGGAACACAATCATACAAGATTCCTGAGGGTGCGCTTTATCTCCATGTGCAAATGTGGGGTGCGGGTGGCGGTGGTGGTGGCGGAAGAGCGGCGGGGTCTAGACCCACTCTTTACTATGGAGGTGGCGGGGGTGCAGGAGGTGATTATGGTGAGTTCTTTTTCTACGGCGGTGACGGTCTTGTTGTGAGATATGACCCAATAGTTATTGGGGAAAACCCTTTCACCGGACCATGCAATAATTTTGACATGCAATCCGGAGACACCATAGAGTTGTATGTCGGAAATGCGGGTGCTGGAGGTGCCGCAAATACCAATGGAACTGCCGGTCAAAGCACTCGTTTAGTTAGTCACAAAAGAAATGGAACTCTAGTTCTTAATCACGACAATTCCATTGGATGGTTAAATGGGGATGAGTTGATCCCCACTTCTTACCTATGCGATTCAAGTTATTTGTATAGCGTTTCTGTAGGTGGTGGTGCGGCTGGCACATCGCCCACTACGATTCCCGGCGGCGCACCAAATCCCCCCTTTCTAGGAAGTCCTGTACCCGATAGAAAAGTAGGCTTATCCGCAGGATCAAACGGAACAAACAATTCAGGCAGCACGACAACATCGCCCGGGGGCACGGGTGGCAGAGCAGGAGGCACGGGCGGCGCAGGCGGAACCGCAGGCGCAGCGGGGGCAAACGGTACTGCGGGAACTTTTCCGGGTGGCGGTGGTGGTGGCGGTGGTTCGAATGCAACAACCCGTGGCACCGGAGGTAGAGGTGCAACTGGACAAGTAATCATAAGGGCATACGGATGACACGAATACAGGTCAACATCCCAACGGGCACGATTGGGGAATGGTCGATTCGCAAGGCAACAGGCGATTCTCCCGCATATGGTGTATCCACGATGTTCTCGCAAATTGTCGGTCATGATGCCACATATCTTGAAGAGCCTTCGGGGGAATACACATTCCTTTGCCATGATTCTCTTGGACCGATCATGCAGGACACAACGCATGAATACCGTGAGCATCAAGAACTTTGGGATGGTGCCACGGGCGATGTGCTGATCGGCGGATTGGGAATTGGATTGGTCAACCAAAAGTTGATCGACTATCCCAATATCACTTCAATCACAATTGTTGAGAAAAATCAAGAGGTGATTGACCTGGTTTGGCAGCATGTCCCGAAGGACTCACGCTTTACGCTGATTCATGCAGACATCGATACATGGACCCCACCGGAAAATTCTCATTGGCATTACGGATGGTTTGATACATGGATAGGGGATAATACGATAGCAAACCATGAAGAATACAATCAAATGTTGGAGCAGAAGTATTCTTCTTTCTGCGATCAAATGGGATTCTGGAGGCAGGAAGCATGACAATGGCTCTCTGCAAACTTTCATAAACTACCCCTAAATATGCAGTATGGGTCTATTCAAGGTCAAAAGAACAGCAGTTCCCGGCAGAATTCCCGTAGGACTCACCTACGGCGAACTTGCAGTAAACATATTTGACAAGAAACTTTTTGTCGGCGGCACATCGGGAACCGGACCTGCAATCGAAATAGTCGGCGGTGGCGGCGGGGATGGCACAGGACCGACATGGACAAATCCCGCACCAACAACAGCATCTTTTGAAGGCATTCCTGAAGGAACCACAATTGATTTGGGCAAAAATGCAATAGAAATACTTGAATTGCTTCTTTATCCATATCAGAATGTTTCATTTGGCTCATTCAATGTGGGATTGGCTACAGCATATGAATTGGGACAAACCGCAGGAAACGGAAACCAAACAATAACATGGACATCATCTCAGCCCGATGCAAATTGGGTTTCTGGAAGTGGAGTGTTGGAATATACGCTCGACAACAATGGTATAACATACTATGGTCTGACTTCGGGTTTCAACCCAACAGCAGATTCACAAACGGTAACATATCCCGCATTCAATTCAGTAGACCCGGTAAACAACTTCTTGACCATAAGACTGCGAGGGCAGGAAGTGGGTCCCGAAGGCGGCGGTCCACTTACGGTTTCCACGACAAAAGGAAGCCGATGGTGGCCCAAGTTCTATACAGGCAGATCGGCAAACCCCGCTCTTACGGGAGGAGATAGATCAACTCTGGTTGATGGCAACACCTCTGGCGTTTTGCACACTTTTAGCACATACAATTCCACATTTACGAACGGAATTGACGGATACATCTACTTCTTTGTAGATGACAGTCGATCAATCACGAAGATTACATACAACGGTCTTGATGTTGCGATGGAAACAGTTCTTCCAACGCCTTCACGGGTGTCGGCACACACAAATGCATACGGGCTGACGAGGAATTACAAAATCTACAGGAGCCTTTACAAACTTCCCGGAGAAATTACTAGCATTCTGCCGATGATAGTATCTTTTAGTTAACATAGACCATGCCAATCACAGGAACAGTTCCAGTAACGGGGAGAATAGCACCAATCAGCGATGCTGCGGTCTATCCTGTTACTGATCCTCAATGGGGTTTAGGCGGGCTTCGTTCGGTGGGAACCACCACACAGAGAGATGAAATTACTGTTGAACGCCGTCAGGTAGGCATGATGGTATATGTTAGTGGGGAGGACAAATATTACTCTCTCATCGGCGGGACAGCCAACGCAAATTGGGTTGAGTTCAGTATTGGTGTAGGAACGCCCGGAGCAACGGGTGTCACGGGTCCACAGATTGTCATAATCGACACGGTATCAACCACAATCGATCAAACAATACTCAAGGGGTCTTCTGCCTATGCACTCAACGGAGATTCCATTCTTTTAACATATGCGGGGGGGATCGCACCCGCTACGGGATGTGCTTTCCTGACAGACCCATCCAAGGGGTCGGGGTTTCCGGTGTATTTCAGTAGTGCATCGATGACAGGAATTGATTTCACCTCACAGACTCTGACGGCAGCGGTTGGTGATTCTGTAACGATTCGGATCGTAGTGACGGGTCCGGCTTCTTATTCTTCTGATTCCTACGACTACGAGGTGGTTTTTGGAAATGAGTTGCGGTGGGGTGCCACGAATGGTGCAAGCATGACAGGCACTCAAGTTCAAAGTGTGTTGTCCAATTCTATCGTAAAAGAATCGGTAGACCATGAATTCAGCGTTCCTTTGAACTATGGGGATTATTTGTATTTTGCCCATCCTGTTCGGCTTGGCGGGTCTCGTCAATCAATAAATAACGCTGCATATGGTGGAATGTCGTTGCAGGGAGACCTATCATCGGGCGATTCGTCCGTAACTTCAATAAATAGCAACGGCTTTAGTGAACTTTTTTATGTCTATCGTAGTGAGAATCGTCTTGGCGAATTACTCAAGGTTAGAACTACAAGCACATAAAGGTAAACCAAAATGGCAATTGACCTAGCATCAATCCTAAAGCAAATCGCCCGTGATGGAAGTCAGGGAGCGAGCGGCAACAGTTTCTTCTATCTGCTTGATGCGTCTGATATCGATTTCAAAGTAAACGGATTTATCACAAGCAGCGGGGTCAGCGGACCAAACGCCGAAGTAGAAAACCGTCTTGGAAACAAGTATATTGTTCTTGACGAATCCGGTTTGACCAACGCTGCAATCGGTTCAGGAATTCGTTCTCAAGGAATTTCGAACAACGATATTATTGAAAAGCGTGGTTCTTATTGGGGCATTCACATGGATGCCTCGCTCACCGGAAATGCAAGAGGGGCTTCTGGTGGTGCGCTTGCATACTCCGTTCCAGAAAAATCGTACTACTATTACGACAGCACCGGATGGAAAAAGTTTGGCACAGGATCGGTTGATGTTTCAAGTTTGACTGCCGGATTCGGAATCGGAATTTCTGGTACTGCTAGCGGAGTTCTGGCTTTCAACAATCTTGGTGTAACAGGAATTACGATCCCCGGTCAAACCACGGCTCTTGGTCTTTCAGGCACGGTTGGTCTCTCTGCCGGTGTTGCAACAAACATCACGCTAGATGGAAATCGTATTGTAATCTCGGTTGATACTGGCGCACTTGGAGGTTCTTTCAATATTCTTGATCAGTCTGGAAACAGCGATCAAGTAAATCTAAATTCGACACTCACATTCACGGGTGGCGCAGGAATGTCCGTGGTTGCTTCGGACAACAAGTTGACATTCAATAGCATCATAAATGGTGCTACAAACGGCGGATATTTTGAATATGGAACAACAGGTTCATGGTCGTTTAAAGACAATTCGTCTTTTGTTGCCCGTCCTGCAAATGCGGAAAATTCCAAGCCGGAATCATTCGTTGTCGGAAACAATGGGACGATTGAAGACCTGTATGTTTCTTTGCCCGGTAACCGGGTCAACCTGATCAAGCACAGCCAAGATTGGGTAACATCATCATGGAATAGGTACAATGGAAAAGAAGTAGTAGATCAAATCAATACTGATGTTGGTTGGCCCTTGGGGGGCACAGGCGGCATCAAAGTAGTATTTGATGATGGTGATGGAGATCCGGTAGGTGCTGCATGGAGCAACGGAATTTATCAACTGTTCTTTGACACGACCACAAACGGTGCAGTTACAGGACAGGAATATACCCTATCATGTTGGGCACAAAGAGCGCCGGAAAATGGCGATCATGATCTTAAGATTCGTCTGAGTTATTATTCCGCCAGCATAGATGGAAGCATTCACTCACAGCCGATTCCTGTAGGAAACACTCCCGAAAGAGTATCTTTCAGTTTTGTTTCTGTTGACGGCAATCAATTATCAAATGTTGCTATCGGTAATGATCACCCCGAAGGACAGGCTGGTGCCGGATCAACGGGTGCGGTATACCTATGGGGAATTCAACTTGAGCGTGGTACTGAACCGACAAATTACATTAGAACATTTGGTGCTACTGCTTCTGCGTCAGCAAAAAGTGTTCGTGTATCAAGCAGTTTCTACGGTCTGACTGGAGTAACTAGCGGTTTTTATCCGGCAGGACTCTCATCGAGTGGAATTACGGGCGACCGACTAGTTGTCGCCACAGGACCATCAAGCGATCCATTCCGCACATATGTTAAATTTGGAAATGCTTGGGTTCAGACCGGTGTTGTTGGTGTAGGTCAGGGTCCAGTCGGACCAACGGGTGCCCAAGGTACTGCTGGAAATAAAGGCGATACGGGCGATGCGGGAATTAGCGGATACAACAGCGGAATATTGGTTCCGTTTAACTCCACCGAAGCGGGTCTTTCCGGACTTTCTTTTGGTGCTTCATCACTCTTTTTCATTAATGCATATGAACATCCTGGATTGTCCGCTGCTAGCAGTTTCGCCAGTCTGATTTCCCCAATTCGTGGTCAAACCATTATCGCACGAAATGAAAGAAACAGCGATAATGTTGTTGTTTTCCGTGCGACAGGTGCGGTTAATTTCGTTGATGTTGATACTAATATTGTCACGACATCGTTGAACGGCTCCTATGTTTTAGGAAACTCCTCCACATTCTCATATCCGGGAGCGACCGGAGGATTGTTGCTTACCTTCCTGCCCGATGGGATTCGTGGTACTACAGGCTCGACCGGACAAAAAGGAGCAACCGGTGATGTTGGATATCACCTCTCTCTTCTCAATACGGGTGTTGATGCTACGGATCAGTTGAAGTTTGTGGATGCGAATAATATTGGATTCACCGGAGTTGGTGCAGATGATGCAACCCTACTGAATTTCATGATGGCTCAAGTTACTGGAGGAAATCCAGTAACAATCACTTTCGATCCATCGTCCGGAAATAAAAGCGATTACTCTGTTTTCTACGCAACAGGCGAATCGAAAGTCGGAACTTACCAATGGGAATTTGCCGGTAACTACCTCTATGGAAATCAAGCAACCATTGGCAATTCTTCAACACCTGTAAGCATACATTTTACAATCAATGGGAAATCGGGTCTTACTGCTTCCGCAGGATTTGCAACATCGTGGGGCGTAACTGCATCGGGCGGTCCTTTAAATACCGGAGCAACAGCGGGACAAATTTGGGTTCTTCGAAATGCTCTGCCGGAAAATATTAGTGCGGTATACATGCCGCCCTTTGACAGATTTGAGAAATCGCTGACAGGATTGTATGAAAAGGTATTTTCTGTTGGTGGTACTGGCGGGAATCCGCTCAAAGGAACTTTGTATGTCACCAGAGAAGATCAGGGTGCAGTTGGTGCAACGAATGATACATTCATTTTCAATGTAACAAGCGTTGGCACAATTGTTCCGGGCAGACATACACAACTCAGCGGCAATCTTGTTGCGGGTTCCACGGGAATGTTCGGCAATGCCAACATGCCCGGAACAATTAGGACAAGATTTACTTTCGTTCCTGCGGGCGCAAGGGGTGAGACCGGAACAGTTTCACTCAGCGGATACAGCACATATTATGGATTTACTCACGACACAGGCACAACATTTGATGCATATACCAATCAGCGTGGCAGAAAATATCTCTACATGACGGAGGATGGTGGAATCACATGGGATTACATTCGTCCATATGACATCTATAACCAAAAGGATTTTGAATATGATGCCCTTTCATTCTCGTTCAATGGTGCAACCACTCGCAGAATAAGCAATAGCACATATTCATTGAGCCTCAATACACTTTCTGCAACCTATAGAGTCAACAACCCAACTCCAGGTGGTACTGCACATGTTGTTGTTTCAACTAGTGGTATTTTTGACGAAGGAACTGCATTTCCGCTGAGGGGAAATAATCCTGGAAGCACCTCGTTTGATTTGTCATCCGCATCAATAAGCGGAACGGGCGGTTCGGATCGCAGCGTTACACTTACATTGACCTCCACAGGACAAGATTTTGATGGAAGCATTGCACAATCCAACCCAAGAAATATCACCATCATTCTCCGAAACGATTTCTTGTACGGACTTACAAATGCTTCGTATTTGACGGGAGGAAATAGCGAAACTGGAATTGACTGGAGCGGTGGTGTGGGTGGAAGACCAAAAAACGGTCTTTCTGCTGATTATGGTCTTGTTTCATCGTACCCACGAAATGAAGTAATTGATGGTTTCAACAAAACCGTAACAACGGCAGAAACAGGACTTGTTGGCGACTACTACATCTACATCGCATATCCAGCGAGACTGCATGTCGAAGGAATCAGCACTCGTTTGGGTTCTTCGACAGCAAATCTTGGTGGCATGAAACTTCAGGGAAATGAATTGTTGGATATTGGTCCCGGAGTAAGCACAATCGATTTCACAAACGAAAAGGGATATACCGAAAAATACAAGATATGGAGAAGTGAGCAAAGATTCTCTGCATCGGATAAACCCAGTTTCTTCATGGGAATCTACTCGTCTTAATGAAACGGAGCATTCATTATGCCAATTGAAATAGCGGACACACTAAGACAGGCAGGAAGGGCAGGATCCGTTTCGTCTTCGTCATACTTTCCGGTTGTTGAATCTCAAGACATCAATTTTGCGATAGAAAAGGTTGTCACGGGCGGAAGCACAGTCACGAACACAGTAGGGCTAAAATACATTATCGGTGACAATTCTGTATTGAGTGTAGCAAATGCAGAATTGAATGACATTGTTCGTTACAGCGGACAACCAACAAATGGTGGATGGGAACTTTTTTTGGATGTATCGAACAATGAGACAAATTATGGAATGGTGTTTAACAGAGAAACAAAGGAATTTATTCAGTATGACCCAATCGGACTTCGTTGGAATCCCATTCTCGTAAGTGGATCGGTTAACGGCGGGACATTCGAATAAATAGAAGCAAGGAAAACGACCAATGACAGACACATTCACACCACCACCAAATCCCCAAGATGGCGAAGGATATACCTTCGGTAATGTTGTTTGGAATTACCAAGCAAGCAACGGTGTGTGGAATATTTCCACAGGATCTTTAGTTGGGGCGCAGGGGACTCCAGGATCTCCGGGGGACAGAGGAACTACTGGACCAGGATTTACAGGTGCAAAACTGAACGGTGATGGCACCTTGACTTTCCAATTCGAAGACTGGTCTGCCGGGAGTCCCGCAAAATCGATTGTAAACATTGGATATGTTGGTGGTCGAACAGGATCTGGCTATACGGGTGCAACTTTGTCTTTAACAGGGGCATTCTCGCTTACTTTTGCAGATTGGTCAACAGGGAATCTTGTTGAAACAACAGTATTCCTAGGAAACATAATGGGTCCGACAGGTTCGACAGGACCGACAGGTATCCCCGGTCCTGTTGGTGCAACATCAAACCAAGTCGTTTTTGCAGATGTAGGTGGTGCCAGCGGAAACAACAATTTCCGGTTTAATGGGTTGCAGGCTACTTTTGGTGGTGCCAATACACGACTTACGGTAACAGGACCAACTATGCAGATTGGTTTTAATACCGAAGTATTGGACGGTGTGTTTAAGTCCCCAAGAGAATTTTCCGGATATCGAACAGTTTCTGGCACATCGACCCTGAACATTAGTCCAGCGGAAGGTACGATTCAGAGGGTACTTTTTACTCCCCCTGCCGGTGTGGTCACAATCAATGCAAATAGCAGCGGATGGTCCAATGTCACCGGACACAGCGAAACAATAGTTGCATTTATCAAAACAAATTCGGCTGCTGTGACTGAAGGAAAATTCCATGAAAGTATTCTTGTATCATCGCCAAGACCAACCGATATTTGCGAACACACCGTAACTGGTGCGGTAGACATGATTACTTTGATGCGAATTTGCACCGGAGTTGTTGGTGGAGTCAGCCGAGGTCTTACCATGGGATTCTATGTCGCCCGTGGACTGACCAACAATGCAGTATCTGATAGATCAACAAACTTCGAAACATAATTGGAAAATCAATAGTCATGAAATTCACTTGGAAAAAGGTATTTGGGTCAATAACTGGTAGCGATGGCGGAACAAAACCATGCCCCGTCTGTTGCGTAAATTGCACACCCGCATGTGAAGGTTACCCAGATTGTAATTTTGCTAGCAATCCGGGCTGCATCTGCGGTGGTGACCAGCAAATTCCCGGTGCAGGACCGAACATTTGTTATTGCTGCAAAGAATACACAAACACGGTATGCAGAAGTAATTGCCCACCATGCGATTGCATTCCTGAGGAAGGACCATTCGCATGTCCATGTGAAAACTGTAATGAAGAATGGTGTGACACATGGACCGGTATTTGGTGTACTGATTGCGTATGGACATCGGCATTTCCGCCACCAATCGGAAATCCCGGAGGTGCCGGATCGTGTGATATTGTAAGTGACTATAAACCGTACACATATAGAATTGATCTGAATCCCGCATACGGCGGATATACAGGATTCTCAAATCGAATCACAAACGGACAATCGTATGGATGTCCTGCGGGTGCCCAATGTGGAAATGGATCATCAATTGTCGGTGGATGCGATCCCGACACGGCTCGACCTTATGTTAGAAGGTATCACACATCACCCGTACAGTCGCAGTCTGGTGGCATAACCGGCTTTGGTGTTGATTACGCTTGCTTGAGTTGGACATCAGACAAGAAGAGCAGAGTTATGGTGCTTTCTGGAAGAAATGTGTACAGATACACAGGATTCTTGTCAAGAAATCCCGCAGGCGGCGGCGATACTGCCGCAAACTGGACAACGCAAGATATTTCACACCAATGCACATCCGATGGATATCTTGCAAAGTATTATCCGTGGATAAAAAACAACGGGTTGACATCATGGACAAATAACGAATTCGTAAATCCAAAAGGAATCAGCGGAATATCAGAAATGGAAACACTTCTGAGCAGAGCATATCCTCTGGCAGACAGCGTTTCGGGGCTTCCTCTTTGGGGTCAACCTCTGGCAGGAAGTTTCAACAATCCAAACAATGGCGGCGGAATTTATTGCGGTGCGACACACGCTTGCATCGGCTGCGAATGCCTGACGGCATCAAACGGAACGATTGGTCACTATGATGCCCGAGGTTATACAGGAAGTCGTGTATGTTTCAATCCACAAGCATATGTTGAAGCAAAACTCGCCGGGTGGGAAAGACCACAACTTGAAAGTATCCCCACGGGCGTTCCGCTCTGTTCTGTCTGGTCTTTTGTGAATTCGATGCTCAACTTCGGAATATACCAAACATATCAGAATGGATATTTCGGTCCTAATGGCGGTGTTGAGCCGGAGGTGATATTCGACTCAAGCAGCAGTTGGATACAGCAAGCAAATGCATGGTATGACACAGATCCCGCAGGAAATTCAAAAACTACTCCCGGAAGATTGATAAAAGCATATCGTGATCTTTTTGCAGCAAATCCACACGATATACTGTCTGGACTTGATGGTGGAACCTATTACGGCAATGCCCTGTCGTGGCACCTTGATAATTTTGCCGACAAATTATTTGTTGCCACCGAGGGCTATTTGAAGATTGCAATGCCATCGGTTTTTCTCTGGGACGAAACACCATATCAGGCAGCATCTTCCGCTGACAAGTATAAGCATCTATACATTGTAGGAAACGCAAACATCCTATTCGACTCAACTTGTGCATTTCCCAGCGGTGCGACAAATGGTTATGTAAACGGTCCGGAAGGCACTCGTCTTCCGGTTTATGAAACAATTACTCCACAGAACGCAGATACATATGAACATGTGTGGGCAACTGATGATGTTCGGTATCATATACTTCGACTTGATGAAGTTAATCATGACAATTCTGCTGCACGACCGGGATTGACTGCAAATTCAGCAAGACTTGTTGTTTTTCCGGGATGTTCTGGAGGAACGGCACAGTTTGATGTGGCAATACGAAAAATTCCTGCTATTGTAGTTTTCGGAGATGACTGCGTTACTGAACCAACTTTAGATTGTCCAATTTATCAAATAGAAGTGGATGAAAGTTTGCAAGACGGAGGTATTCAACCAACTGAATGTGCATGTGCCGTTTGTGCAAATTGGGATAACCCATTAACTTGGTCCCATCTTCAAGACAATATCGATCAAAGAACATTGCCTGCGTGTTGGGCAAATCCTCAAAGTTGGAATTCGGACCCAAGTTTGAATCGTTATTTCCCTCACCCGTATTTGATTACAAACCCCACCACACAAAATGGAGACTGCCGTTATTTTGGTCCATTAACATGGGTAACAGGAAGATCGTACTTTACCAATTATCCTTGCCGTGGATACAATATACTTGGTTCATGACTTGACATCGTACTAAAAAGTGGTATGCTTATGAAACGATTCTTTGAGAGTCGTGACAAGAACCGCCCGCAAGTTGCGGGCGTTTCTCTAAATACCCTGACCCAAACAGGAGTTCAACATGAGCGAGTCACACAGTCTTCCGACACCATATCAGCAATTCATCCATCTCAGTCGTTACAGCAGATGGTTGCCTGATCATGGACGCAGAGAATCTTGGGAGGAGACTGTTGATCGCTATTTCAACTTCTTCGACAAGCACCTGAAGGAAAACCACAAGTTCCGCCTGTCCAAGGATGTTCGTGAGGAACTGCGAAGTGCGGTGTTGAACCTTGAAGTTCTTCCTTCGATGCGTTGCCTCATGACGGCAGGAGAAGCATTGGAGCGTGACAACATCGCAGGATACAACTGCTCCTACGCACACATCAACCGTGTCCGTGCATTCGATGAGATTCTGTATGTCCTTATGTGCGGCACGGGCGTGGGCTTTTCCGTTGAGCGTGAGTTCGTTGACAAGTTGCCCACCATCGCAGAGGAGTTCTCGGACACCGACACCACGATCATCGTTGCCGATTCCAAGCAAGGATGGGCAAAGGCATATCGTGAACTTGTTTCATTGCTTATCGTTGGTCAGGTTCCCAAATGGGATGTCTCCAAGGTTCGTCCTGCGGGTGCGAGGCTGAAGGTATTCGGTGGTCGTGCAAGCGGTCCTCGTCCGCTTGAAGATCTTTTCAAGTTCACCGTGGAGACATTCAAGAGGGCGGCGGGTCGCAAGTTGACTTCCATCGAATGCCATGACATCGTTTGCAAGATCGCAGAGATCGTTGTGGTGGGCGGTGTTCGCCGTTCTGCATTGATTTCACTTTCGAATCTCACGGACGAGCGTATGCGTGATGCAAAGAGTGGCGCATGGTGGGAAGCAAACCCGCAGAGGGCATTGTCCAACAACAGCGTTGCCTACAAGGAGAAGCCCGAAATCGGCACCTTCATGGAAGAGTGGCTGTCGCTCTACAAGTCCAAGAGCGGTGAGCGTGGCATCTTCAATCGTGCAGCAGCACAGAAGACGATTGCAAAACTCGGTGATCGGCGTGATCCAAATCATGCATTCGGAACCAACCCATGCAGCGAGATCATCCTGCGTGACCGTGAGTTCTGCAACCTCACCGAAGTGGTTGTTCGTGCAAACGACACCCCCGAATCCCTGAAGCGCAAGGTTCGCCTTGCTACGATCCTCGGAACGATGCAAGCCTCCCTCACCAATTTCCAATACATTTCCTCGGAATGGTCGAAGAACTGTCGTGAAGAAGCCTTGCTCGGCGTTTCGCTGACAGGCATCCTTGACTGCATGTACACCAATACCAACGATGAAAGGCTGCAAACCCTGCTGTCCCTTCTCCGTCAGGATGCGGTGGAGACCAACAAGGAGTGGGCAGACAAGATCGGCATTGAGCCATCTGCTGCAATCACTTGCGTCAAGCTATCAGGAACGGTGTCGCAGTTGACGGACGCAGCCTCGGGCATTCATGCCCGTCATGCGCCCTATTACATCCGTACTGTTCGTGCGGACAACAAGGATCCGCTGTGTCAGATGATGAAGGAGATGGGTTTCCCGAATGAAGCAGATATCATGAAGCCGGAACACACCACCGTGTTCTCGTTTCCCATGAAGTCTCCCGACCGATCCGTGTTCCGCAAGGATATGACAGCATTGCAGCACCTTGAACTGTGGCTGACATATCAGCGTTATTGGTGCGAACACAAGCCGTCCATCACGGTGACCGTAAAGGAGCATGAATGGATGGAAGTCGGCGCATGGGTCTACAAGCACTTTGACGAAGTGTCGGGAATCTCATTTCTGCCTTTTGCAGACCATTCCTATCAACAGGCTCCTTATCAGGACTGCACCAAGGAGGAATACGATTCCCTCCTTGCCAAGATGCCAAAAGATGTTGATTGGAGTCTTCTCCGCAACTACGAGAAGGAAGACCATACGGTTGGAAACCAAACATTTGCTTGCTCGGGAGACAAGTGCGAGGTGGTTGACCTGACCCGAACTGGCTAAATACAAGGGACTTATGATGGATACCTTGATTTCTTCTTTATGGGTGGCAATGGTTCTGTACCTTCTGTACGAAACCACGGTTGTCTACTCGTATCTGAAGAGGTTGCCGTTTCTCAATTTCATCACACATGTCAAGGACTACGAAAAAGCCAGAAAAGACGATTGGTCTCTTTCGTATTCTTTCTTCATGCAGTACAACTACGGAGGATTCATGCTTGAACTCCTGACATGCCGATATTGTCTAGGGTTCTGGCTTGCATTTTCTGCATCGTTTTATTGTGGACTTCAATACATTCCTTGCGTATACTTTCTGTCACAGATCGGATACACCGGATTCAAAGCAATCGACAAGACTCTTACACGGATAGGGGAGAACACAGATGAATGAAATGGTATTCAACAGCATGGTTGATTTTTTCAACCACATTCGCTCACGGGGAGGAGCGACAATTCCCGCACATGGTCCTTTGGGCAACTTCTACATGATGATGTCGGTCTACACAGACCCCAACGCATGTTCCTGCAAGAAGGGCAAGGCGGCTTTCAACAACATCTTCAACATCTGCAAGTCGCTGTCAACGGCATTGCAGGGAGATCAGTTGATGAATTCCCGTGCATTCTTCGATAACCAAATTGTAGTAGTAAATGAGGGCGGCAAAGAAGTTGTGAGGTTCTGACCCGTGAACACCGCCGAGAAGGAGTTTGTCAAGGCGGTCAGAAACGAATTGAAGGAGTACGGGATCAAACTCGTATTCTCCCGAGGCTGTTTCGTAAAGACGGATGGAATGATGGCTTTTGGTTTCTTCGATGAGAAGCAAGTTCGTGTTGCCCGAGGACACTCAAGATGGATTGAGGTTCTTGCCCACGAATACTCACATTTTCTTCAATGGCTGACAGGCAGCAAACTTTATCGCAGATGCGACAAGTCCGGCAATATCATCGATGATTGGCTGCACGGAAAGAAAATAGAACCACGCAAGGTACATCGTGCATTCGAAAACATTCGTGCCATGGAGCGTGAGTGCGAGATGATCACGGTTGAGATCATACGGGAATATGGATTGAATGTTGACATAGAGCGTTACAAACAAGAAGCAAATTGCTACATCTACATTCACCACTTGATGGAAATGCATCGAAAGCGTTTGGATCATTTCAAGAAAGACCCAATCACTCCGTATTACATTCGAAAGATGCCATCATCTTTTCGTGCGCCGAGTCACAAAAGTCTTCCCAAGAAAGTTGAGGCGATTCTTGAGCGATGCGTGTGAGGCTGTGGGCTAAATACTTCTGCCATCGGCTTCTTTCGTTTATGCCTAAGTTGCACCATTCCGATGGCAGGAGGTCTCCCATGTGGAACTACCGTTTGATCAAGAGGGTGCAGAGAGTAGGGCAAAACGAATATGTCACTTATGGCATACATGAAACCTACTACAACGAAAAGGGTCAGCCACAAAGTATTACCGAAAGACCCGTTGAGCCATATGGCGAAAATGCTACCGAGATTCTTTCGTCTTGGATGGCGATGGGAGAGGCTTTTACCAAGCCAATTCTAGATTACGATGAGTTCGTAAACAAGGACATCGAAACTGTCGATGATCTTGATGATCTTGTCAGCATCAAAAACATTACATTCAAACACGATGAAGTTGCTGTCACCAAGAAAGACATCATTCGATTCAAGAATGAACATGCCAAAGAGCGGCAGTTGGCAGAGATAATCTATTCAAATGAATGTATTGACAAGCCTTTGGAAAAGGTGATTTCCTTTGCCATTGCCTTGCTCAAGAACGGTACTGTAAAGAAGTAAATTGGTTGGCTAAATAAGAGGAATCCCCCTCTTACGATGCCAAACCAATACTTTCAACTGTACAACCATGCCTACTCGTTCGAAACGAGTCAGGTATTTTCCGGCGGCGTAACCTATTCGCTTCCGCAGAATGACTATGGCATTTACGGCGATCAAGTCGATGCCTATTTCAACACCATTTCAGAGAGCGTAGGAGCCACGGGGAACCTCGCTGTGTGGTTCGTGGCAGACAAGGGTCTGACTTACTATCGGGACGATCCTGGGGCATCTGCGGCGGTTACTGGGTATATCGAAGGACGCTTCCCGGTAACGCCATCCACACAAGGATTGGGATTGGTAGATTTAAGGGGTGCGCCCGAGTGGAAGCATTTGATTGGAGATGGCATCATCGGTCCAACTTTGGCTTCCACCCAATCGGTAACATCATATTCTGGAATCACAGGATATGTCCAATCAATATCCCTTCTGATGAGATTCTTGTCAGCAAGGTATCCAAACATCGATTGGGCAATTGCGGGACTTCCCCATTTGCCGTTTCAAATGCCTCTTGCGCCCACGGGCGGGTCTGCGCCCGTGTGGGACGCTTCTCTCACCAACACGGGAAGTTATGGTGGTTGGTGGGATGTATCGCACCCAAAAGGCACCACAAATCTTCTCTATGATTGGCAAGGCGCACCAACAGAACTGAAAGACTTCTACACGGGAATTGCAAGAGAAGGAATTCAACGATACATTTTTGACACATGCTTTGATGACATCGGTTGGGTTTGCCCGGACATCAGGACTCCGTTTGTTTCGGAGCAAGAGTTTTATCAGTATGGATACAATCCAGAATCGAACTATGAAAGAAATCTCAACCTGAACCTGATTGCTTCGGAGTGGGCACTTGAGAAATTCTCGGTAAGTTACCCGATGGTTTCTCCGATGCACCCCACACGGGGATTGAATGTGTATGACGCATCGAACGGAAGATTCCTTGCAATCGACTACAACGATCAGACGGGCGCATATTCAATAACGGCAGCATCATTCACGGGTTCATCCGGATCCGCAAGAGACAACTTTTATTCCGCTTTTCAGTTCCGTGTTGACATGCTTGCTCCAGCAATTGAAGGTGAAGCGAACGGATTTGTTTATTACGATCCAATCCCCACGATGATTGACGCTGCATGTACAGGAAACATTTCTGTAGGAGCAACGGGATATGTCGCACAGGTGAGAAGCAGAAACACTTTTTCCTCGCTGTTCTATGGCGGTTCATATCAAGACGGTTATGCACCATCAGGAAGCGGTTATGCTGATCCATGCGTCAAAACAGATTTGCTGCAAAATGCATCAAAAGCCACAATAGCCTACTTGAATGAAATCCGTGAAGCAGTAAATCTTGAAGCACCCGGTTCGCCGCCGCAAACTCTCCTGATGCGAAATGGGTATATCAATCCTACTTTAAATCCATATGCCCCGGCATTCGTCAGAAACAATAGTGCAATTGTAAACCAGAGACCAGCACTCACAGATGCACTTCCATGGGTGCCCGGAGGAGGGGGAGGGGGAGGACCAGACAATTGCTGTCCACCGCCATGCGAAACTCCAAATTGCACATCGACCCAAACAGGGTTTGATCTGTCTCGGTGCAGCAATACATTGAATGAAGATTGCAAAATCGAGGCTATATGTGACAACGATCTTGATGATGGACTGCCAGGAAATGTATGCAACTCATGCACATTCAAATCCTTGGATGTTGATTGCTCAAATGCATGTCCGTGTGGATGTAATGGAGGAACATACACTCTATCAAGAGATGATATTGCAAATCTTTTGAATGGATCTAGGCTTGGAAGTGCGAATTCATGTCGTCCCCAAAGTCCTCCGATAGACATCGGTGGCTTGCCAAGTAATTGCACAGTCATTGTGCCAGACGCTGATGATTCTGTGTGGGATGAATTTATTGACTTTGACCCAAACGCTGGTGTTGGCCCGTGCTGCGCCGTGACTTGCCTGTGTGCGGTTAATGTTACATATCAAACAGACTGTAGCGGCGGTGACGGTATTCCACTTGCTCCATTTCCCATGAATGGTAGAACATATCCATACGACATCAAAACACTAGGCGTTTATTCAAATGATGTTGTGGTCATACACAATTTACGCAACTACGAAAGATCAACCAACTCTGTCACTTCATTCAATTCAATGGTAAACAGAAAACGGTCTTTGCCATGGAAACGGGTCTATCAAAGCAAGATCGACAAAAATGCGTATGCTACATTCACACAGTCGCTGGATACGATTTTGAAGCCTGAACAGTCTGTCCCTGCGATCAAAACGCATTACGAGAAAGATCCGATCCGCCACTATCCCGGCAAGTACTTCACCTAAATACCCCTAGAAAGGAGATTGCAAATGGATCACATTCTAGGAACAATCTGGTGGAGTGTCCTCATGTTTGTTGCCGGTGCGCTCGTTGGCGTTCCCGCATGGAAGTGGGTTTCCACGAAACTGCCGTGGAACAAGTGACTTGACATACCACGCATCGTGGTGTATACTTTCGCAATGCAATTCGGAGTGAATTCCCCACGATGATTACATTCAAGAAGATTCGTTGGAAGAATTTCCTTTCGACAGGAAACAACTTCACCGAAATTCAGTTGGACAAAACTGATAGCACCCTCATCTTGGGTGAAAACGGGGCGGGTAAGAGTACCCTTTTGGATGCTCTTACCTTTGTCCTTTTCAACAAGCCCTATCGAAACATCAATCTTCCCCAATTGGTCTGCTCCGTGAACGAGAAAGACTGCTTGGTTGAGATTGAGTTTTCTGATGGAAAGTCAGAATACAAAGTCGTTCGTGGGCAGGCACCGAAGGTCTTTGATATTTGGAAAGACGGAAAATTGCTTGATCAGGATTCCAAGGCAAAGGACGGACAGAAGATGTTCGAAGACCTTATTCTTGGAATGAACTACAAGTCGTTTTGCCAAGTTGTCATTCTTGGCTCGGCAAACTATGTTCCGTTTATGCGACTTACCGCAGCAGAAAGACGGGCTGTGGTGGAATCGATTCTTGATATCGGTGTGTTCTCATCAATGAACACCCACCTGAAGGAGCGGATAAGCACCAACAAAGAAGAACTTCAACATGCGGAATCCGCATTAGCAGTTGCCAAAGAGCGAGTCATCCTTCTGAAGAAGATGGTTGATGACGAAAAGAAGCGCAGTCAAATTGATGATGCGTGGATCGCAGAACAGACGGAAACGGCAAACCAATCAATCAAGCAAGCAAAGATTGATGTGGAGACTGCGCTTGCACAGGTCGATCAGTTGACCGAGACCATTTCCGACAGCAGCAAAGTCTTGAATACCCACGACAAGTATGGTGAATTGAAGAGACAAATCGATAAGAAAATGTCTGCTCTGAAGAAGGAAATTGCTTTCTATCAGACAAATGACAGTTGCCCAACATGCTCACAAAAGATCGATGATCAATTCAAGAACACAACGATCAACAAGGGCGAGGAAAAGATCAAGGAGATGGACAAGGCTATCACCGATTTGATCCGTGAGCAAGACATCGCCGCAGCAAGACTGACGGAGATCGGAAAAATCAACGAAGAAATACGAAAGTTGAATGCGTTGATTCTCAAGAAGTCGAACGAAATAGAGACCACGGAAAAACACATCAAGACGATTTCTGCCAAGAAGTTGACGAATACATCGACTTCGGAAGAAGACTTGATCAAGGCGGTATCAAATGAAAGTGATGCAATTGATGAGAAAAAGGACTTGATTGAAGAGCAGCACTATCTGTCTCTTGCTTCGACTTTGCTGAAGGATTCGGGAATCAAGAGCAGGATAATCAAGAACTACATTCCCGTAATCAACACGACCATCAACAGTTACCTGACGCAGATGAATTTTTTCGTCAACTTTCACCTTGATGAGGAGTTCAACGAAACAATCAAGTCTCGTCACCGTGATGTGTTCACATACGCATCTTTCAGCGAAGGCGAAAAGAAGAAGATCGATCTTGCCTTGCTTTTTGCATGGAGATCGATTGCTTCTATCAAGAATTCAATTACAACGAATCTGCTGATCCTTGATGAGATTCTTGATGGCAGTCTTGATGATCAGGCTACCGATGCCTTTTTGGACATTATGGCTAATACGAAGGCGGGTACAAATACCTTCGTGATTAGCCATAAGCCCAAAGAAGTGCTTCAGGACAAGTTTGACCGCTGCATTCAGTTTGCCAAGCGTGGCAATTTCAGCAGGGTGTCTTGATCAGGGTGCAACCAACTTCAGCGAAGCGGGTGCTTCCTGAATGTCGTTGTCTGGAACAAGCAGTCCGGAACCGAAATTGCTGTTGTAGTCATTGACTAGTTGCGTCTTCACGGGCGCAACGAATGCCACGGCACTCTTTGGAAGTGTCATGCCTTCTGTTTCGCAATATGGTAGCCAAGGAGCCAGTCCCAACTTTCCATTACCGATTGGCAGAAGAATTGCGGGATTCTTGATTGTCCAACCCGTGTTCACTTCTTCCATCAACTTGGCAAGGACTTCCTCGCCCGAATTCAATCTAAACAATTTCACTTCACTCATTTTGATACCTCCTGTAGGTCTTGTATGTAGGCGGGGGTTCAAATAAACCCGAGCGGGAAGGGGTACTTTTCAGGAGATATACCCAACTGTATCTTTGCTGCTGCTGCCGTAATGTCCGAACTTCCCCCAACAGTAATCATGTAGAGATTAAGAACATCAATCGGAGCAATTTGCGCTCCCCAAGGAAAAGTGTATTTTTTGGACGATCCCAATCCAAGACCAACGATATCCGCATAAGCACCGCCGTTGTATCCGATGTTATTGACAAATCCGAGGAAAATTGGTTTACCATCATAGTAGGTGATTACGGAACCACCACGATCTCCGGTAAGCATTGCGCCGATTGACATGTCTTCGGGCATTCCCGGCATTGTCAACGAACGGCGAATTCTTTCGCACCCTGTTGTTCTGCAACATTCGCCGCCTATCACTAGCGGGAACGGAAACGAACCACATCCGTGATTGTGATTGAAACTTACTTTCGCTTTGCCTGTTGTGTTGTTCCCTGTGAGTGGTGGGCAGAAAACCCCAACGCTGCCTCTTCCATCTTGACCAAAAACCATGGAGTAATAAACCATGTCGCTTTCTTGAGGATCGTAAAGCGAAATCGGAAGCACATCCGCAGGCAAATCGTTTGCGAATTTGAGTATCTTCAAGCCGCTGAAGTGTGCTGACAGCCCTTGGTAAGATTCCCATCCCGGTTGATCTTGTGCAATCGGATTGAACATACTATTCCAAAGTTGCTCAAAATTGCTGGCAGAAGATGCAACAGTTGCTGTAGTGAGACCGTGCTGTTCGGAGTAAAATCGAAGATTGTCTGTATCAATGTCCGAATTTGCATTGACAATTGCATGTCTTCTTCCGATCAAAACCGCATAGTTGCCCTTTCCGTCCGAAAGAGCATTGTACGGAATAGGTCTATTTCTTCTGTATGGGATGTTTGACCAAGAATAGTCTAGCAATCCAAATTCATTGCCCGTCATGAAACTGTCGTTGAACGGATTTTTGTGATCAACATTCAACCTTGGCTGACCGACATAATTGAACACATCATGGTAATTGGGGATATAGGTTGCTTCATAGATGGAACCTTTCAGCCACCCACGACAATCGCTTCCATCCAATTCATTAACCGCTGTTGCTCCTTCGCAGACGCACTCAAGTTCTTTTGTATACCCCTTGAATGGTCCTGAGTAGTATCTCCTTGCTCCACTACTTTCTCCAACAAATACCGATCCTTTGATGAAGAAAGAATCAAATCCGCTTCCACCGCTAGTACCATCGTCTGCCAATGGCAAAGGCGACTTAATCCCGTCCCCCATCCGAATCGTAAGATTGGATTGATATGGAAGGACGAAATCGCCCCGTAGCGTAAGAGCAGAATTTTCGTTATTGCTTGATGTTCTGTCTACTTCAGATCGGAAGGTTCCTACGAACGGGGTGTTTCCACCATCAACTCCAAATTGATATGCAGTACCCGACAACGAGTGTTCCGGCGGATAGTATACGGAAATTCTTTCTCCCTCTACAAAATCCGCACTCAATCCCGCCGTCAAGTACGGATCATAGCCGGGGAGATTGTTGGCAGCGATTACATAGAACTCTCTGTTGTGACCGAATATCATGTTATGCCCCCGGCACTCCAGTTTTTGTTTTTCAGTTTTGCTATGTCTTTTCGTGATGGAGATTTGTTCTGAAGTTGCCTAACAGATGGTTTTGATGCAGTATCAGACTTTCCTGTACGAAGTGACATCGCTGTAGAAACACCCTTGCCGCCCTTAAAAGTTGGGTCGATGCTCCATTCACGAATACTGTCTTTTAGATCGCTGAATGACTTGGGCATTTCATCGTATTTAGCCCTGCAATGACTCTGTGTATATCTCACGAATCAGCGTCTTTAGACGGACAGGATCAACTATGCCCTCCATCCCATCGATTTCTTCGCATATCAGAGTGAGGGTATCTTTGCTCACATCGACCACCTGTTGGCTTTTGTTTGCTTCCTTTTCGGTCTGATCCACAATCGTTACAGAGTGAACCGGAGCATCATTTAGACGATCCAAAAGGTTGTCAAACATGATTGGGCGATTCTTGCTCTTTACTTGAAGACGAACAAATGTGTTGCGGTATTTCTTGCAGTTGAGGATATTGTAATCCTCGTTGGTATCGTCATACACAATCTCATGGAATATCTGATGGGGGTTCTCGACAAACTCCATTTCTCCGGTGTCGGTATGGAGAATGTGGAATCCCTTTCTTTCGTTCAGGTCAGTAAATGTCATCTGATACTGTGTGCCGAGATAGTGAATGTTCTCTTTACTGTGTCTGCAATGAAAATGTCCACTATAGACTGCATCGTAATTTCTCAAAAGGGAAGGTTCCATCCCATCATGATATTCCACCCCACGAAGAACTTCGTATCCATTGATCTCAAAATGCCCCATGAGGATTTTTGTGTGCATTGAACGAATGAAGTTCAGGCACTCTTGTGCATTTTCTTTCGTAATCCATGGAACCAATCCGATGTCCATGCCATCCAAATCAAGAACCACCGGCGATTCATGAATCGTTATATTGGGATAGGAAGCAAAAAGTTCCACCACGGAATTCAACTTGTTCGTGTTCTTGAAGAAAACATCGTGGTTGCCCAAAGTGACATCCATCCGCACATTCATCTCCCTCAATGGCTCAAGGAAGCGAGTTCGTACCTGATTCAATGTGTGGAAATTGACATACTTGCGGCGATCCATGAAGTCGCCAAGATGAACAATCCTGTTGATTCCTCGTTCTTTGATGGTTGGAAAGAATGTCTTTTCCCAAAACTCCATGAAATGCTCAAGGAATATTGGACTGTCGTTTCTTGCACCAAAATGGGTGTCGTTGATGATTGCAATCATAGGTCTTCGAACATCCCGTTCAAATCGGTGGATGTGTGCTTGGTTGCTTTCTTCTTTCGTCTTTTCTTCTTATGTGCTTTTGATTCTTCACTTGGTGGATCGGTCTGAATGAATTCTACGAACGGACTTTGGCTGCTGTCCTCGTATTTCATGTGTTCCTCTTCCATCCAATTCCTGAATCTTCCTGTCGGATCGTTTTGCTCAAAGCACTTCATTTTGATGAACATTTGCTTTTTCTCCTTCTGTATTCTTCGGAGAAAGGCATAGTAGATAATCTGCGTGAAGAAGGCGAAGGGATTTCGACTCTTCTTTGGATCGAAGTTGGTGGCATACATGATGCAGTTCTCCACGGAATCGGAGATCATCTCATCTTTGTATGTGTAATTGGCGAAGTTGGGTTTCTTGGCAAGGTTGTTGGCGATATCAAGAAAGCATTGCCCGATGTAATCTGTTACACCGGGTGGTTTGACCCCTGCCTTTTTTGCCTTACCGACCGCTTTCTTGTGTGTCACCAGTTCCTTGAGGAACCGTTCGTTGTCTATGTAATGAGTTGATTCTCTTTTCTTCCCCATTTAATCCTCTCTGTTTTCTGTGGAGGACTATACCACCACATGCAAGGTCTGTAAAGCATTATCGTCATCGATCAAAAAAATCTTCGAGATTTTCTGACTTCAAGTGTAGACTATCGTTTCACGCTACTAGATACACTTGAGAATTCAAGGGCCCTATTAAGTACTATAGAGTACTCCTTAGAGAAGTACTTTAAGAAGTACCTAGAGTAACTTAAGTACCTAGAGGCGTGGATCGCCGCCCCAACCCGGAAACTCATCGTACTCTTCCCCTTCACCGGGTTCTGTTTCTAGATCATCGTCTTCTTCATTTGCCAAGTCTTCTACGGTCTTGCTACCACCGATCATTCCGTTCTCTATCATGTCTTCTAGTATGTCGGAATTGATCTTTGCCTGTGTGTAGTCGGAGAGAATGTCCTTGCTCGGACGCATGATGCACATGACGCTGCTTTTTGGCACGATGAAATAAATGTCGTTGGTGAATTCGATCCAATCACGAAGTATGACTGTCATTTCTTGTGTGATTGGCTTGCTTTCAACAGGTTGATTTTGCACAGGAATTGCGTATATTCCCATCGGCTTTTCGAGGATGTATGTCTCTTTGCCGCCGTCCGATATTCCCGCAACCAACAATTCTCCTGTCATCATTCTCACAAGTCGTATCGGGTAGAACTGCGTCATGTGTTCTCCTTTGTCGGGCGTTTAATTCGAATGTCAATCGGCATCTTCACCAACTTGTAACGGAACTCTTCGGATTCGTAGATTTTCACCCGCTTCAGGAAATGCCGCAGGGTGTAATTGAGAGTTTCCCCGTGGTGAAGATCATCGGCAATGTCATAAAGTTTTGCAATGTGCTTCCCGTCTGCCTTACGCAACTGCCTTCCGATGCTCTGCAAGATGCGTATTCTGCTCTTTGATGGGCTGGCGAATATGACATTCTTCAGGGATTTGATGTTGATTCCTGTGGAGAATGTTCCGTAGGACGCAACGATAATTGCGTTGCTCTCTTTTTCCACAATGTTTCGAATGCCTTCTCGCTGCTCCATCTCCGTTTCTCCTGCCACGAAAAACACCTTTCGGTTTTCTATGGCAGTCATGGCAGTCGTTTGTATCAGGTCATAAAGCGGCTTTCCGTGCTTCTCGACATAGTTGAAAAGAACCAATGTATTTCCCCTCGTTGCCGATGCAAGGTGTGCAATGAACTCGTTTCGCTTTTCGCAATTGACAAGCCATTCGATCTCGCCGTGGTAATCCAAGCCACACACGGTCTTTCTTATTTCGGGAGGATATCGCAAAAGCAAACATTCGATACGCAATGATGCAAGAAGATTTCGATCCATCAGTTCCTTGGTCGTGATCACCCGATGAACCGGACCGAACAATCCTTCGATAGCCAACTTGTGAATCTTGCTGCCATCAAGAGTTCCCGTCAATGCGATGCGATAAGGACATTCGACCAATTTGTTCATGATTCCATTGAGGCTCTGTGCCTTGAACAAGTGAGCCTCGTCACCGATGACTACCTCAAAGTTGTCAAACCATGTCCTCGGCAACTTGTAGATGCTTTGCCATGTGGATATCACGATCTGCTTATCGGTCAACTTTGCTTCGCCGCCAACGATTCGATGGCAGTTCTTGTCTGCGTTCCAATTTGTGGTGGATGAATAGTCTTTGAAGTCCGCATACATTTGTGCGACAAGCGAGATTGTGGGAACAACGATGAGTATCTTCTTGTTTGGTGCAATTACATTCTGATAATGTCGGCAGAGTGAATAGATGTTCAGGCTCTTTCCGCTTGCCGTTGGGGAAAGCAACACGCATCTTGAAGCATTCAGGGCATGACACACCGCATCGACTTGGTGATCATGAGGGTCAAGGGGCGTTCCGTTTGCGGTTGGCTTCAGGGAGCGGATGAACTCACGAACCCCATCACAGTTGAATTTTATCTCGGGCTGTGCCACGGTCGAATCAACCTGTAGTTCATAGCCACGATCCTTTGCAAATGTTGCAAGGTAGTCGATCAGCCCCGCAGGAAGCAGTCCCGAATATGCGTTGAAGAGCCTAACCTTGCCGTCCCACACCCTACGCTTGTATGCGGGTGTGTACTTTGCGCCGGGAACATCGTATGTGAAGTACTGCTGTATTTCGTATGCAATTCCGTTCTCCGTGAGTACACGAAGGAAAGCGGAATTCATGCTGCGTACTTCAATGCTTCCCATTCAATGTATTTAGGTCACCCCGCTCATGAACTTCCGCCACTCTATGGCGTTGCGGATGACCCATTGGCGGTTGTTTATTCCCTTGATAACCGAATCAAGGTAATCGACCTTTGCCCTTTGCATCTCAATCTTTGATACGATCCGAACCATGTCGGCATCGGAATCCATGTAGATATCCATGTCCTGACGAAGGATGCGGTGACCAAAAGGTTCCCACCCCAATGCATTCAGTTCCTCCTGCGACAACTTGCCGTTGTAGTATTCCCACTTCTGCTTTCGAAGTGTCTTGTAGTCGGCTTCCAACTTCCGTAGGACAAGAGATTCGTCATGGTAGATGTTGATGTACTTTCCGTGCAATTGAGGAATCCTTGTGGACTCATCACCCAATTCGGTTCCATCTATCTTCAGGTCTGCTTCGACCATTTCCTTGATTTTGTCGATATTCATGCGTCAGATTCTAGCACAAAAGTTGGCAAAGGCAATACATACTTTCGTGAAAGTGCTTGGCATTGACTACTCTATGACATCACCCGCCGTCACCTTGATTGACGGCGACAAAGCCACATGTTGGTTCTTGACATCCATCAAGCGGCACCAAGTTACATATTCTTTCGGAAACATCGTGTGCATCGGAGACATCTATCCCGACTTCCTTTGCCCCGAACAAAGATACGATTTGATTTCTGATTGGGCGATCACCAAATGCAGGAACGGTGGTTCGATCCTCATAGAGGACTATGCGATGGGTGCCAAAGGAAAGGTCTTTCATATCGGTGAAAACTGTGGTTTGCTGAAACACAAACTTTGGAAAGAAAAGATGGCTTTTGAAGTTACTGCTCCAACCGCATTGAAGAAGTTTGCTTCGGGAAAAGGAAATGCGGACAAATGCATGATGCATGAAGCATTTGTAAAAGAAACAGGAATCAACCTGATGAAGGAGATGGACAAGGAAAGCAAAGACTGTGGCAGTCCTGTTTCCGACATCGTTGATTCCTACTTCTTGGCTCGATTCCTTCTCAAGAAGAAATCACAGTAGCCGCAATATCGGGAAAAGCCTCTTGAACAATCTGCTTGTTCAAGCCATACCCGTATGCAAATGTTCCGCCAAGAAGTTCCTTCACGAGAAGAGCCTCATCGGGATGAATGCCTTCAAGCATCTGAATCAGCAAGACATCCTTTCGTTCCTTGGGAAGATTGTAAGACTCCTTGAACACATATAGCCTCCGAACCTCGTTGAACAGGCTTGCGGGAGTCAATCCCTCGGGTGCCTGATCCGGTGTATATGGCGGCAAATTGGTTCGATACCACTTTGTCGTGTCAAAGAATGCGTAGCGCAGAATCTGCTTCAATGCCATCGAAGAATTTTCTCGGAGAAGACGAACGGTGTCTTCACGACTCTTCGACTCTTTCGATATCTTTCGTAGCACTTCGGGGATGGTCAATGTAATTGGCATAATGTACCTTTCTATACCTATTTAGCAGGCACTTGACAAGATCGAAAAATGTGGTACGATTGCCGAATCAAATCCCAATGTGGGGTTTGTACGCATTTCAAACAGTTACAAACATGGACACAGAAAACACAGAAAAGTCGTATCAGAAGGTTTGGCTAAAGGACGAGCGCAAGGCTGCGGTTGTTCGCAAGGTCGAATCGCACCCAAATTGGGGAAAGCAGTATTTGGTCACCACACACAGCGATGAGTGGGGACCGGAAACCTTTTGGGTCAAGGAAGAGAATGTCGAAACCATTGGAGGTCGCCGTGGCTGAAAAGAAGATCAGAGTAGTTGCCAAGAGAAATGGCAACAAGTCAAAGTTGGAGGCAGTCGATCAGGTTCCTGCAACCGCTGCCAAGAAAGAGTACATCGAACCCCCGATTGCTCCTGATGCTGTCCCGTTCAAGCCAGAGCCAAAGAACGAGGCAATCAAGAGCATCCTGCCCGAATACATCATGGTGTGTCAGGCGGGGGAGTATAGGTCAAACTCTTGGATTGGTCTCGGTTGGGCAATCCTCACGCACCGACTGTGGCATCTGTGGAAGCACGGATCGTTCATGGATTGATAATGAACATCTTCGTAGTTGACAAAAACCCACATACGGCGGCGCATGACTTGTGCGACAAGCATGTTGTCAAGATGATTGTTGAAACAGCACAAATGTTGTCAACAGCACATCGTGTTCTTGACGGAGAACAAACAATCCGAATCACCAAGAGCAACCGTAAGATCAAGCATTGGGTTCATCCCGATCCTGAAAAGGACAGGGTTCTATGCTTGCCAACCATGGTCAACCACCCATGTACAGTTTGGTCTATGCAAACAGACTCAAACTATTCTTGGCTATATGACCATGGTATTGGTCTTCTCAAGCAGTACACCCTGCGATACGGCAAAGTGCATTCGATGCAAAATCTGTTTGGTCATCACTTGATTGAGGCACCAAACAAAATTCAAACGGGAGAACTTACCCCATTCGCCCAAGCAATGCCTGACAAGTATCGCTGCTGCGATGCAATTACTGCATATCGTAACTACTACATTGGTGAAAAAAAGCGATTTGCAAAGTGGAGTCGAAGCCAAATTCCAGCATGGTTTGTTTCTGACGGCGTATAAATACAAGACTTGCCATGCCAAACTATGATTACATGTGTCAGGACTGCAAGCATACTTTCGAAGAGTTCTTGCCAATCAAGGATCATGACAAGCCTTGCAAGAAACCTTGCCCAAAGTGCGGTAAGAAGAAAGTTGAGCAGTACATTCCTTCTGCACCGCCGGTCATCGATCCGGTAAGGTTGGGCATTCGCAAACCCGACAGCGGCTTCAAGGAAGTCATTTCAAAGATCAAGGCAGCACACCCCAAACACGGAATGCGAGACTATTAATGAATACTGATGAAGTGAAACTCGTTTCCGTTGAAGCGGATGGACTCGGCAGATACTATCAATCGCCAACAAGCGGCAAGTGGTATCCGTCTGTCACAACCGTAGTCAACCATGAAGATGCGGAAAAGTGGGCAAAGTGGAGGCAGAATCCCGAAAACCTGAAGATTTCACAGGCAGCAATTCAGCGAGGCAACAAACTCCACTCGTTGGTTGAGGACTACCTGACGAAAGGAACCGTGCCCACGGATATCAGCGAAAGATGGCATTTCGATCCAATGTATCCGATGCTTCAGAACATCGGTGAAATCTATGCCATCGAAAAACCGCTGTGGTCTGACAATCTGATGCTTGCGGGAAGAACCGACTGCATCGGAGAGTACCTTGGCGAACCCGCCATCATCGACTTCAAGACCGCTTCGAAGGAAAAGAAACGGTCTTGGATCAAGAACTATTTTCATCAAGCGGCTGCTTATTCATACATGTGGGAGGAGCGAACGGGTCAGCGAATCAAGCGACTCGTAGTTCTCATTGCCACAGATGAGGGAACATCACAGGAATTTGTCGAAGACCGTGATGATTACAAGGAAGGTTTGGCTCATGTGATTGAGTCATATTGGAACAAGCATCGCTTCAAGCACATACAGGAGATTGCGAATGAACTGGCTCAAAAGGCTGTTTAAGTTCTTTGGCTGGGAGTTGTCTTCCGCCAAGGATGTGGTTCAATCAGAGGAACCCGTAAAATATCATTGCATTCGTTTCATGACGGACAAGGGTGAGCAAGTAGGCATTCTTCTCACTACCGAGGAACTTGAGCGGGGTCTGAACCGTTGGGTTGACACGATTCAGGAAATGCCCATCGACCCAGTAGATGTAGACAAAGACGAAAGGATTCCATAATGGGATCAATCATTAATATCGAAGAATCGTTCAGCAAGGAAATCGAAGAACTTTGTAAGAACCGAAAAGATGGCAAGTACATTGATGCCATTCTTGAACTCTGCGAAAAACACGGAATCGAACCTGAATCGATTGCCAAGTTGGTAACCAAGCCGATTCGGGAGAAACTGAAGGCAGAGTTTGAAGATCGTAATATGATTCGGGGCAAAAGAACCAAGTTGCCTCTTGACTGATATGCAGTTTTGGGTTAGGATTTGACACATCGTTTCATACTTCACACACAACACACAAGGAGATACAAATGAGTTTCGCAAACATGAAGAAGAATTCGCAGTCTGCAATCGATGCTCTTTCGAAGGAAATGAGCAAGTTGAACACCAAGGCAAGTTACGAGGATGACCGGTTTTGGACGCTTGAGCGGGACAAGTCGGGGAACGGTTATGCCGTGATCCGCTTCCTTCCCTCTGTTGAGGGCGAGGACATCCCGTGGGTTCGTGTCTTCAGCCACGGATTTCAGGGCAAGGGCGGTTGGATGATTGAGAACTGCCCGACCACGGTTGGCAAAAAGTGCCCCGTCTGCGAGGCAAACAACGAACTTTGGAACAGCGGGCTTGAGTCGAACAAGGGCATTGCCCGTGACCGCAAGCGCAAGTTGACCTACATTGCCAACATCCTTGTTGTTAGCGATCCTGCTAACAAGGACAACGATGGCAAGGTCTTCCTGTTCAAGTTCGGCAAGAAGATTTTCGACAAGTTGCAGGATGCGATGAACCCTACCGATGACGAGCCGAAGATCAACCCATTCGACTTTTGGCAGGGTGCCAACTTCAAGTTGAAGGCGGCTATGGTTGATGGCTATGTCTCCTATGAGAAGAGCGCATTCCAACCCGCTTCGGAACTCTTTGATGGCGATGACAAGCGTCTTGAGGCTCTGTGGAAGACCGAGTATCCTCTACAGCCGTTTGTCGCTCCCGATCAGTTCAAGTCCTATGAGGAACTGAAGGGTCGTATGGATCAGGTTCTTCACGGGGGCGCACCCGAGGGCGCACCCGCCCGTGCGGAGGAGGCTGCTCCAGAGGACTTCCGTTCGAAGATGAAGTCCAAGCCCGTCATGGAGGAAACCCCCGCCAAGAAGGCTCCTACCAAGGCTCCCGCCAAGGTGTCTTCGGGCGATGAGGACGAGGATGCATTTGCCTACTTCAAGAAGTTGGCTGATGATGATGAGTGATAAATAACCTCGTACCCCGCCGAAGATAGCATCTTTGGCCCGACAACCCCCTTCGCAGAGGGGGTTGTTTCTTTTTACATGGCAGGGGCTTCCAAGAACAAAAGGGAACGGAATGTAGGTTCTGTGTTTCTGTTGTTCGATGGACTGAGCATTACAGATTCCCCGCCACCGCCACTTGCAACATTTGTTGTGGGTGCATTGATTGCAACAGTACCTGTACTTGTTGTTGCTTGATACTGTGCGTTTGATGCAGTCGTTGCGGCGGTATTGACGCTGTTTGCGCTATATGTTGCAGTATTGCTCATCGAAGCAGAAGCAGCATTGCCCTTCAGCCCACTAGCAAACTCTGGTGTCTGCGAAGGAGTTGCAGCAATTGCAGTTGTTTTTGGGGCGGTAGTGCTTTGAGCCACCGAATCGACAGCCTTCTTTGCTTCGTCAACTGTTTTTGCAGTTTCTTTTACAGCATCGGCAAGATTGTTGCCCACAGCAGATTGTGCGGCACTTCCGCCACCCAAAGCCTCTTTGATATACCCACCGACAACGGGCAGTTCTCCGAGTCCATCTGCTATTGAATTGATGATTTCTACAAAGAATCCAACCAATTCTTCATAGAGCCAAGTTCCGAAGTTAGCAACATCGGCTAGTATTTCACCGCTGGAAATCCAATTCCACAACGATACGAAAGCGTTATATGTCAGTTCGATCAATTTGAAAACCATCTCGTTGATGAATTTACTGATTTTGAATGGCAAAACAATCACAGCATTAAACACAACCTTAATTGCCATAACAATCATGGCAATGATGTTCTTCAACATCAATGTGATGCCAACCATAATCGCTTTCAATATCTTGCTGAATATGGAACCCTCTCCTTGGAAGATCGCAAACATTCGAGAGAAAGCGTTTACAAAGTTTGTGTACACCTTGGAGAAGAATTCAATTATGGGTTCAAAAACTCCTGCGATGCCATCAAACACATCTCCCATTGTTGTGTTGAAGAAATCAAAGATGCTTTGAAAGTCAAGCAATCCAAATGTAAGACCGCTAATGATCTGAGCAAGGGCACCCATGATGAGACCCTTGATGTTGCCCAACTGTTTAAAGCCTTTGTAGGCACCCATGATGGCATCGATAACCAAACCGACATAGAAGAATACTTTGCCGAGGATACGGAATCCAAATTGAAATGCCTTACTCAGTTGACCAAAAAAAGGAAATATCTTGGCTAGCCCTGCTCCAAATCTACCCAACTTACTCCCAACACCACCAAGAGAACCAAATATCTTTCCTAAGAATCCCCCGACACCACCAAACATACTACCTATTGCTTTACCAATACCAAATGGTAGATGTGTAAGCAAACCGATGACACCTTTCAG